CGCATGGGTTTCAAGCCCACATACTTGATCGGGATCAGTCCATTGCTCATGTCGTTTTCCTTGAAAAAAGGGGCCGCATGTGGCGGCCCCTGTTCAGGCGGCGAGCGCCTTACTTGACGCCCAGCGCCACACCTTCGGCAACACCGCTCACGGCTTGGGTGTTGCCAGCCGTGACCGTTCCCAGGGTGATGGTCAGGAACGATTCCTTCTCCACCCGCACCGGGTCGGTCATCATCAGCATGATGCCGTTGGCCTGGGCGGTTTGCAGGGCATAGGCCGAAGCAAAGGCCGTGCTGTTGCCCGCCGAACCGTCCACCGGCTCATAGCCGATGTCGCCCGGCACGGTTGTGCCAAGAGAGGCATGCTTGAGGTTGAGCTTGGTCACGTCCGTACCGGCCGCAATGCGGCAGATGCGCAGCTTGTCGCCCGTGACCACGTTGGCGGCCGGCGTGGCCTTGCCATGGAAGGCGACGGCGTTGCCATACTCGCAGCCGTGGACCGGCTTGGAGTTGAGATCGGTTGCAGAATAAGTAGGCATGGTATTTCTCCTTGAAAATGACGAAGAAAGGCCCGCACGCGGCGGGCCAGTTCAGTCGATTACAGCTTCACCACGGAGTCGATTGCGATGACGCCGTGATCGGTGGGTTCGCTGTTGCCGGCGCCGTCAACGAAGTTGAAGCGCAGCTTGGACATGCCCATCATCGCGTCGCCCGCCACTTCGAGGCTGCGCTCGAAGTTGTAGCGGCGCTCCAGCCAGGAGAAGTAGGTATCGCTGGACTGGTTGCGGCCGTACACGGTGCCGAGCGCCTGTGCGCCGACGAACAGGGCGCGTTCCACCGCATGCGTGGTGGACAGGCCTGCCGCAACGGCTTGGACGGACTCGGTGGCGGTGTAGCGGTTGGCGGCGGTGATGATGTTCACGTTCTCCGACGCAGCGAAGCGCACGGTGTAGCGCGGCAACTGACGAATCAGGATGCCGTTCCACAGACCGGGCTCACCCGAGAACAGCGGATGCTTCGAGCCCAGCGACTTGCGCGCCCATGCGTTCTGCATGTAGGTGCGCCAGTTGGTGCTGGTCTTGATCGCGTTCCACTGGCGCGGGGTCAGGTAGAGCACGCCCTTGATGGGGTCATCATCCGCAGCCGGGTCGTCCGCGATGCGCACGCTCTGGATGGGGTACTCCAGGTCGTCCAGAATCAGCGACAGGGAATCGATCGCGTCCAGGCTCATCACGTCCGCAGAATCCACGGAGCCTAACTGCTGGCCGCCCTGGATCAGGTGGCCGGAAGTGGCAGAATCCACGACATAGTGGCGGTTGTAGGTGGGTGCCTTGACACCGTTGATGAGGATGTCGGAGAAATCCGCATCGGAGGTCAGTGGCACCACCCAATCACGGCCCACCTGCGAGCCACGGGCACCGGCCATATGCACCAGCGCGGACTGGTCATGCAGGCGCGGGAAGTAGCCTTCCAGTTGCGCCATGGCGATGCCGCGCAGGCCGTGGATGGTGCGCTGGCTGGTCATCTTGCCGCCCGCATCCACCACCTTGGTCAGCAGGTCGATCTTGATGTCCATGCTGGAGGACGTGAGCTTTTCGCCCTTGCCCTCGCCGTTGCGGTCGCCCACCAGCGGCTTGCCGTTCACCGTGTCGAACACATCCACGGAAACGGTGTCGCCGTTGGTCTTGGACAGGTCGGTGACGCGCACGAACGGCATGCCGGGTGCGGTCTGACCCTTGAGTTTCATTTCGGCGGCGGATTGCTTGGGTGCATCGCCGGTCATGCTCTTGGAAAAACCAGGAGCGGAGACACAGCGGGCAAACAAGGCCGCGCCATAGACTTTCTTGGCCAGCGGCGAGCCGGCCGGGATATTGGTTTGAGACATGGTAGTTCTCCCGTATCAGGTAAAAAAAAGCCCGCTCAAGGCGGGTTCCTTTACCGGGTGTTCGGGCTTGCGCCCTAGCCTAGCTTGGCGAGCGCCGCATCCTGCTGTTCACGGGTCATGGACATGAAGGCATGCGTGAGGGCATGCGCTGGCATCTGATCCATGCGTTCGTGGTCACCGGATGCGGGCGGCGTACCTCCCGGCAGATCGGTCAGGCTTTCCAGCGAGGGTTCGCCGGCTGCCTGTGCGATCTTCGCGGCACGCGCTTTGGGGGTCGGTTCCTGTTGGTCAGGCTTGGGAGCGGGTGTGGACTTGGCGCCAACGGCATACTCGGGCGGCAGTTCCGGTTCACCATGAATGCCAGTGACCAGTTGCACCACCTTCTCAAACCGCTGCTCCATCGTCAGGCCGGCGAGCTTCGGGTTACCCCGCAGCTTGTCGTCCATGGCAATGGCCTCGGCCCACATATCGGGGTCTTCGTTCTGCCAGTAGGACAGCACCGGATTCTGGTCGATGAGGTCTTGCACCTTGCGGTTCAGCTCCTCGTTTTCCTGCTTCCGCTGCTGCGCTTCGTGGTCAGACACTTCCCGCAATTTCGCTTCCATGGCACGGATATGCGCCATCTGGCCTTTGACGATCTTGGCCAGGGCCGGGAAATCTTCTTCCATGGCGGCCAGGTCGTCGTCGCTGACCAGGGCTTCCCCTTCGGTCGGCGGCGTCTCGCCTTTCGCCATGGCGTCCAGACGTTCCTGCAACGCATTGGCCTTCGCCTCGGCCTCGGCGCGGGCCTGCCGCTCACGACGCGCCTTGTCCCGCTCGGCATACACCGCGCCGATGGGCACCAGCTTGTCGTCCGGCTTTTCCTCGCCTGTCTTGGCTTCCGTGCTTGGCTGGTCCTGCTGCTGTTCCTTCGATTCGGCGCCCGACGATGCGCCTTCCGGCTCGGCCTCAATGGCTTCGCCTTCCTGTTTACCGTCCGTTCCCGCTTCCCCTGCCAGCATCTTTTCGATTTCGGCCGGGTCGGTCGGGATTTCATCGGGGTTCATGGGCAAACCAGTTGCTTGATCCAACATTGCTGACTCCTTCTGCCATTTGCTGCATGGCTGCGACACACCCTTTCGGGCGAAAAAAAACCGCGTTCCTCACGGATACGCGGCGGTTCCATGTCCTTGACGCGGACGTTCGGCCCATACGGCAGGGCTGGCGAACTTGCTCTTTAGCGGGCGGCGAACACCATCTGCTCGATCTCCTGCTCGATGGGGTCGTTCTCGGGGATGCCCATGGCCCGTTCCTGGCGCTCCACGGCTTCCACCCGTTCCACAATCTCGTAGGCTTCGGCGCGGGTCTTGGCGGCCTCGGCCAGCAGCTTCTCGATCTTGGCGGTCATTTCCTGCAAGGCCGGCGCGTTCTGCGCCTCTTGCAGTTGCGCCTGCAACTGCTCGATGGCCTGCAACATTTCCGCCTTCTCCGGGTCGGAGCCCTGCCCTTCCTCCTGACTCATGCCCAACTGCTTGCGCAATAGGTCGGCAATGTCGCGGCGCTTGGGCAATTCCGTGGCCTCCAAATAGAACGGCGCGATGATGGCCTGCAACTGCGGCGGCAGGGACTTCATCACCTCGCCCAGCATGGTCTGCTGCTGCGCGCGGTAGGCCGGCGTGCTCGGCACATCCTCCAGCGCCACCTTGGTCTGCGCGCGGGACACATCGTTTTGCAGCACCTGCACACCCAGGGCGGGGTCCATCGTCGGCTTGTTCAGGCTGATGATCTTGCGCTTGCCGGATTCCCCGGTCATCACGTCCACCTGCTGCCCGATCATGTCCTCGCTGATGAGGTCCAGCAGCGCCTCGCCCACCAGCCGGCGCGAGAATCGGTAGTTGTCGTTGATCTCGGCCAGGGTGGTGGTGCCCTGCTCCACCAGGCTGTTGATGGCCAGCCCCGATGTGGATCCGGATTCGCGGCCCAGCATGGCGTTGTACACGCCGGCCGCCTCCTGAATCTCGGCCTTGTTGGCCTGCAATACCTCGAATTGCTGCTGCGCCAGCCCCATGTTGTGATCGACGCGGAAAGCATTGGCGTTCTTGCGGTTCTGGTTCAACACCACCACCGCATCCGGGCGGGCCAGCTCGTCCAGCATCTGCTGGATGCTGTTGTGCTTCTCGCTCAGGGAATCGGCGTCCATTTCCACCCGCTTGGCCGACATCAGCCACAGCAGCTTGCGGCGGCGGGCGTTGGCCTCGTCCTGGGGCGAGATCATGGAACGAATCAGGCCGTAGGGTACGCCGGTCAAATCCTCGCGGTAGCCGAAGAACGGAATGTAGGGATGGCGCTTGGACATGCGCGGGCTGTCCGACAGCTTGTGCGGACCCATCCAGATCGAACGGTTCCACTTGGTATAGACGGCCGGGATCGGTTTCAAGCGGCCACTGGATACCGCAGCGGCATGGGCCGGGTTGTTCAGGTCCATTTCCACCGTGCGGCCATCCGGCAGGCGCAGCACATAGCCCCGGACGGTGCGGGCATAGTGGCCCTCGGTCAGCGTCACGCGGTTGTTGCCCACATCGCGCCACTCGTAGTCCTCCAGCGACCAGCCGCGCTCCATGTCCAGCGCCTGCGCCAGATACAGGCTGCGCGAGGCCCGCTCCAACCAGTCCGCCGACCAGCCGCCACCGGCCGAGCGAATCAGGTCGGCATGCTGCGGCATGTGCGCCGCCACCTCATCCCGGTCAAACGACTTCTTGCGCAGCAGATAGCGCGCGTCGGACAGGTCATGCTCCTGGCTCAACCAGTCCCAAAAAATTTCCCGGCGATGCACCGCGCGCGCCCGGTAGGGGTATTTGAACGGGTCGCTATGCCGGCCCACCTCCACCCAGCCCAGCCCAGCCTTGATCTGCCCGGCGTAGGCATCGGAACAGGCACGGTCGGCGCGGCTCTCGCGCTCGGCCTCATGAATCTTGGCGCTCTGCGCCTCGGCCACGTCCTGCCACTGGTCGGCATCGGCAATCACCCGCCAGTCGGAGCGGGTCTTGGCTTCCATGCCCAGCACCACGTCGATGGTGGGGCGGATGATATTGGTGATGAGCGGCCCCAGCCCCTTGGATTCCAGATCGTCCAGGGTGTCGCCGTCCAACTGATTGCCATCGTAATACTCGGCGCACTTGTCCATTTCCGAGCGGAAAGCCGGCTGCTGCCGGATTTCCTCGCAATAGCGCATGTAGTTCTGGAAATCCAGGCCCGAGTCGGCAGGCTTGCCGGTCTGCTCCTGGGATTCCAGGCTGTCCACCACCATCAGCGCAGCATCCATCAGGATCTCCAATTCGTGCGGCGGCCGTGGTCCACCTTCTGCACCGTGGCGGACACCGGCATGGCGAAGGTCAGCGCCACGGCATCAGCACTATCAGGGGATTTCAGGCCGCGTTTTTTCATTTGTTCCTTGCTCTCCAGCCGCAGGCGGCGGCTGGAATCGTAGCCGTAACGGCGGCCGGTCAGGTCGCGCTCCAGCACATCATCGTCGGGCAGGCTGTTGGGGATGTCGTCCAGCCATGCGTTGAACTCGCCCCACATTTCATCGCCGCGCAGGCCGTATTGCTCGCCCTCGATCGCGCGTTCGCCAAAATGCACACGGTTGACCTGGCTGTAGCCCATTTCCAGCAGGCGGTCCGCCACGCCGGAGCCCACGCCGGTACAGTCCACGTTCACCGCGTCCGGTTGCCACGCATCAATGCGGCGGGCCACCAGACCGGCGACTTCCATCGGTCCAAGCCCGTGCCGGCGCTCGATGGGGAGCACCACCCGCCCCTGCCGGCAGGCAATGGCGGTGTCGTCGTCGCCGTACTCGGCCACGTCCACACCCATGATCTTGGCGCCACGGGCTTCCACGTTCTCGG